TGTTGAACTCGCCGTCCTGGGTGTAACTACGGCCAATAACACTACCAGTCTGGAAGTATAACCGCAACGCATCCTCCGGATTATACGCCTGGCCATTGCCAAGGTCAACCTCGTTAATTCCGTCAGCATCCAAAAAGATACCATCCGGCACTACCCTGGCAATGACCTGTTGCAACTTGAGGTGCGTAAGCTGAATGAGGTCTGCAAATGGAATCATCCGGCGTACCAGCGACTCAATATTGCCTTTGTACATCCTTGGAGCACATGCTACATAATTTGGCACGGCATGCTGAGACGCCGACTTTGGCCGGACCATGTTCTCCATGAGCTGCCACTTAAGAACAACCTCCGTACCCATGACCATAACCCCATCGTACCAAACATCAATAGTCCGAGAAATCTTCTCAAACCCTTGCTCCTCCATCATTTCAGCTGGGGGATTGAAGTTTTCGTCCTTCTCAATTACCCTAGCACCACCTGAATCGAGGTTTTTCTTCTTATAGGTAAACGTATTGGTCGTCTTGTAATTAAAAAACAACAGCGTTACGGTATCATTTCGGAACAGGCTATTGTCATAAAACTCGCCGACATTATAGTAGTCGTACCAAGACTGGCTATACTTTGAGATTTCACTGAGTTGCTCCGTTGTCAAATCGGGTCGAATCTTCTTGAGCTCAGTAATTGGAACGGTCTTAATCTCTCCCCAATAGAAACAATCCCTAAAATAAGGGTCTTCAGTATAGCTGTAAACCACGTTAGCCGGGTCGACATACTCAACTCGCACACCATCGCCGGGGTAAAAAACATGCTTACCCATACCAACTCCTAGAACCGTTAGGTCATAGTCAATACGTTTGCGGAGGTCCGAGTACCGGTTATCCTCCATAATTGTTGCAATAGCCTCCTCCTCGGCAATTTCAATCGCCGGTTTGTAGTTCATCTGCATATACAACTGCAACTCATCGTCGTTTTCCGGGAGATTCTCCGGGTTCATTGTGAACCCATTTATGCCCATGGTTTTTTGTAGGTTCTCAAATATGTCCTTGCCGGCCATTTGAGTCTCTACCATTTCTTGGTACCGGTTGCGCTTTGCCATAGACATAGCGTCCTGGGCATAGGCTTTTACTTTAAAAAACCGGTCCGACATGCCATTGACGACGATGTCTACAAATTTGGGCAAAATAGGTACCGGAGTCCAATCCAAGTTGAGATAAGACAGGTCTCCATTGACCGCCATTTCATTCTTGTACTTTTGAACAGACTGCTCCCCCCGGGCATAAAGCCTCAGCCGGTGGAAGTCTCTCCACTGAGAATAATACCTGGCGCTACCTCCGTCCCTGCGGAACCACTCATACTGAATGGCCTGGCCAATCTTTAAGCCAAAGGCTTCTGTGCGCTTTTCCGCATCAGAAACAAACTGACTTGGGAAATATTGCGCATTGATGATTGGTTTGACGTCGCTCATTTATCGATTATCTGGCTTCGGTGCCCTTCATTGTTGTATCGAGCAAAGTTAATACTTATTTTGGAGCTCTTCATTTCAGGAACGTAGAGGTGTTTTTGAGTAGCCATGATGGCTAAACCGGAGCTAATCGAGGCATCATGCTTAGTTCTGTCAAGAATGTTGAACATGGCCCAGTCGTAAAGAGTTCGATTAAACGGCATTTCGCCACATTCGGAGGTGTGTCTGAACACCCCTTCCATATCATGCCCAACATATTTCTCGATGTAAGACTCAATAGCCGAAGCATGCGCCTGACGGACTTCTTCGCTACTGTTGGGGATTCCTCCAAGTTCAAGCTCTGTTTTTGAAAGCTTTGCTGTCGGCCGGTCCGGCCGGTTCAATGAATAAGCCCGGTACCCCCGGTTCTTCAAGTGATACAGCAACCTGGCTTTGTTGTTTTCCGCAAGCATAGGCATTCCGTAAAATACAAGAGCCATCAGCACGTCTTCGAAAAAAATCTCCGCAGTTTGTGGCCTGGCAATGTATTCCAGGAAAAACATGTTGGTCGGCGCATCCGGTTCCATGTGGAACTTCGTCAATCCATGCAACGCTCCATTAGAACCGCCACCGCCTACAACTCCAGAAATGTCATACGAGTCACAGCCAAATGCACCTAAGTGCTCATTGGCCGGATAACGCCTGCCTCCTTTCTCAATGTACCGGTTTTGCATTCCTGCCGGCGGAATCCAGCTCACAAGAAATCGGCCGGAGTTACTTGGAACCCAAACAACCCGGGTATCCTTAACCCCATTTTCCCAATGAAAACTACCCCTTGTCAAAACATGACCCTGAATCATGCCATCGTTGTAGTCAATCTGCTGATAGATTTTTGCCAGGTTAAATAGCGACTGCCGGCTTTCATCCCGGAAAGCGTGTGCCTCTGTTCTTGGGAATTGCCGGTAAAATTCATTCAGCGCGTCTTGGTCGTGCTTCAGCGCTTTGACTTCGTTCTCCCAATAGGTTATGGCCCCAATCGTTATAGGCTTGCCGTCATGCCCTAGGGTTTGCTTTTTTGGAGTTTCCATAACTGGAAACCCATACTGGTCAATGTACCCCTCGAAGTTCCATTCCATGGGGACAAAAAACTTGTAGAGTCCGCTTTTTGTCTGCCCGTTGTCGGAGCGTTTTGACGCATCAGAATCGTCGTACAGGCTCTTGAAGTTTCCGCCACCTTTTGACAGGGCGTTTACTGTGGACCCCATCAAACACTTGCCGACAATGCGCCCCCCAACCCGCAGCGTGGTCTTCGTCACTCGCCAGTTATTCAAAATATTCTCCGGTTTTTCCCATTTACCCGATTCGTCATGGACAAGCAGCAGCAGCTTTTCGCCGTCATAACTGTTGTCCGCCGTGTTCCGCCAGTCAATGGTCGTATTTAATCCGTCCGGGTCTTCAGCCGAAAAGGATTCGTGCATGTTCTTTTTGGTAATCTTTGAGGCCGGTACCCGGAAAGCCAGTTCCGTCTTCGGTTTGTCCATGCCGTCCTGGATGGGCTTGAAAAAGAATGGATAATTACTTGAAATAGGAACGACCTTATCCGTAAACATCTTCTTGGCATCCGTACCGGTTTTGGACAGTATGCCAACCCGGGCATCCCGGCTCAAAGTAGCAATGTGAACCGCTATGGCCGAACTCATGAACGAGAACCCGGACCGGCGAATCTTGAGATAGCACATGCCATAGCACCGGGGGTCAGCGATGCACGCCTCAAAAAATATGAAGAACAACCGGTTGGCTTCGCGATACTCCGGCTGGCCGACGTCAATCTTTGTCCACTGAAGGTACATGTAGTAACTCCCGGGGATGTATGTTTTGACACCATTGTTCATGAACCAAAAACCGGACTCGCGCCGGTTAAACTCCTCCTCAATGTAGTCCACCCAAAGATGCTTGAACTCTTTGGGCATGCCATGCCACTGAAAGATGGTCTTTATCTTATCGAGCTGAGGCGGGTACGCGAACTTTTCCCAATACTGGTCAGATGGCTGCGTGCTACGCTGATGACATGTTTCCGGCGTTGCCGGCAAGGCTATCTTGAGTCCACTAATTTCATAAACGTCCCCTATGGTGCCATCCCGTGAAATGACGACCATGTCATATTCCGCATCATACCCATACTCCCATCGTTTCTTCTTCTTTAAAACAATCGGAGGGAGTATCCGGTAAAGCGGTTTATCTTGCGCGACCTTCTGCGAAACCTTGTTTTTGTGCATTTATCGCAGCTTTTGGTGCGTCGAGTATTTCTTGCTCTGCCTGGATTCTTGCCAAGATGTCAAAGGCGTCCATGATGGCTAGCTTTTTTGTGGCGGCGGCATTCTTAAGCCGGTCCGCGCTTATGTCGCCGTCCCCTCCCGTAATGATGTCCTCTTCGGCAACCTTGATAAGATGCTTCACGGCTTTATAGCCGGCAGCAATAATGTCGCGCTTCAAATCCTGAGCCTTCATAATTGAACCGCAATGTTTGATGTGAACATACGATAGAGGCGTTCCCCATCGACATTGAACTCATACTCGCTTTCCGGCTGATAAACCACCTCGTCCCCGGGCTGTAACCCAAAAGCAAGCAGCTCATCATTGATGTACCGAATAGTCCCTACAAGAGGCTCTTCGCTATCCGGATTGTCTATGCTTGCATTTTTTTTGACGCCGACCGGCTTTACAAAGCAATACTTTGAATAAGCCTTCCACTCCCCATCGGAAGATTTGTACAAAAAAAACTGGTCTTCGTCCAGGAGAAACAAGTCGTCGTGCAAAAATGACCGGCCGCTTTTCTGGCGGCCATACATGTCATAGTAAAACTTGAAGACATTGTGATGTACAATGAGCGTATCCCCCGGCTTGATTGGCCCATCATAACAAATAGGCACACTAACCACTTCGGCATACCGGTTGGAAAACTTGTGGTCCTCTTGCGAAACACTTACGATAAAGTCAACATCCCCATACTTTCGTGTATTATCGTATCGTTTCGCATCGCGCGGACGCACGATGAACTGAAACGGGGAACGCATTAGAAAGAAATGTTGTACTCAAATGAAATAGGCATGGAAGCAGAAAACTCCTTCCAAAGCAAGATTTCGTTATTTTTTGATGCGATATACACTTTTGCCCCACCCTCGTCTGACACCTTAATTAGATGGACAGTATAGTCCCCATTAAGGACCGGCTGATTTACAATGTAGTGCATGGCAGTTTTGTAGTCCTGCCCGATTGAAATTTTACGAATGTCCATTAGACTTGTTTTAAAACTAAATTCAAATGCTGCAATGTGCAGGTAACGGTTCCGGAGCCAACGGCAATATAAACCTCAACATACTGACCCGTATTTAGGGTTGTGATTATTGTATTTGAAACGCTAATCCCCTTATTTCCGGACGCAGTTACCATATCAGATTGAGAGTGCGGAATAACTACCCCGTTTTTTGC